GAACCGGTCGTAATTTACAAAGAAGGACAATACTCCATCTCTTGATACTCCGCTTCGTCTTGTTCCCCGCATCAGAGAGCCATCAGCCAGAGAAAGATATTCCATGGATTCCATTAATATTTCAAGGACTCGGTTCAACTCCCTGGCAGGCTGCTCCATCTCTTCCGGCATATATTGGATATACATTCCTGTACTACGGAAATACCGTTGACCAAGAAGAGGTTTTTCTGATGGTTCCAAAAATCCTACAAAAAAACAGGGCTCTATTAGTCCCTGGTCTACTTTACTGGTATAGACGGTGGTTTCCGGAAAGAGAGTGTCAAGCTTTCTGGTTACCGCGTCCATGATGTCGTTATACATGAAATGCCCCCTTTAAATAATCGGATATTTTTTTCTCGATCATCTTGGGAGCTTGTTCTTCCAGCTCCCGCTCTGATATAGTCAACATGAACTGGCCAGGCACCCAGCCTTTATGATTAGCGGTTCTATGTCCATATTCCACGTAGGAGGCATATTCCGTGGGGTTGACAATTTCAATGGAATAGCCCTCATCGGTTTTCACCACCTCACCAGCTGTCCATCCGGCACGAAGTACACCACCTTGCTTACCAGTTTTCGGCGTGAATGTAATGGTTTTAGGGTTTTTCGTAACAAAATCAACCTCTTTACCACTTTTCGTTGTGAAATGAACCTTTTTCCCTGCAGGCGTAGTAAATGTAACAGGCTTATCATATTGGCCCACAGGAGTTCTCTTCTTAACCTTCGCCAGTAAACGTGCCGCCAGATACTTAGCGCAGTCCTCGCATAATTTATCCCTGTCTTTATCAAGTTGCTCAATCTGATTTTGAAACTGTCTGATCTCTTTAAAATCAAACTTTCCTCCAGACATTATGCTTTCTCCTTCCACAGTTCCAGGACAATTTCCTGATGGCTGCCATATACTGCCGGCTGGCCGCTTCTGGAATAGAACTCGGTACGGCCAGCCTGAGTGACTTCTATTTTGCTTCCGGGCAACACCACGATTTCCGGAGCAAGAAATAGCTTGATCACTTGTCGGAGCTTGGAAACTGTGCCTACATCGTCAGTAGATGAGATACTTGAAAAAGAAAGATGGCAGGACCGATCTTCCACCACCTTCTTCATCTTCTGGCTGGTCACTTTTGTATCCGGATCCTTATACGGCTGCTTTTCATAGATATTACAGGTCCCGTCATAAGTAGATTCAATAACCTTCCGGTGTATCTTTCTGGCCTGTTTCATTGCATCAGAAATCATTTTTATCACCCGGTCTTTCGATATCGATTCAGCTGCACCTTGTAGTTTTTTAAGATACTTTCCTGTAAGGCACTGGCCGCACTGGTAAAGCTGGTTTTGGTATCCCCTTCCGATATAGAAGTGACTGTAACCGGAACTTCTCCTTCTCCCAGCCCTTCATGCCTGTATAAATCTATCGCCATGCGGTAGCAGGTATTTACAAGCCCTTCTGGTACGTTTTTGATATGGCAGTAGTTCCTTACCGTTTCTTCCACGTCCTCCATGATAAATGTAAGCTGGGGATCCTGGGAGACATCTTCCTTGGATATCCCCAGTAATTCTTTTAATCTTCCCAGTTCCATAGAATCCTCCTTATGAAATGGTAGCAACAAATACCTGATCGGCATAAGGGAAGGAAGGCAGCGCCGTAGCCACGGCCTTGATCCACTTGGCCACTGGATCAATGGTATTGTACTGGCAGACAATTATCTTCCCAACCTCGGAAATTTCAACATCAGAGTTCCTTCTAAGTTCTAATTCCTCTGCAGTTACTCCGTAGAAGGTATCTCCCATCTTACCCTCGGGCATCATGACAAAAGCATTTTCAGGAAGGAAACGTTTTGCACTGTATTTTCCTTTTGTATCCTGAATACGGTACTTTTTATCGTAAATAGCAATCTGAGGAAGCTTCTGCTGGGCAAGGAATGCATTAAGCTCTGCCACAGTCAAAAGCTTGGAACTGTTTACACCAAACACAGCCGCCCGGATCCTTTCATCACGCAAGATGGCGCTTAAGTTCTTCTTGGAAGTCAATGCTCTAACGGGAGTAAATCCGGTATCATCCACAATGGTTTCCACCATCTCTTCCATGTCTTCCAGGATTGTAGGACTTCCGGAAAGCCAGGTCTTGCTTGTTTTATGTTCTGCCGGCATTCCGTAATCAATGGAGGCTTTGACCCCATTTTCATTAATCACAATCTTACCAGTGGAAAGGGCCTCCATTCTCATGCACTCTACACGAGTACGGACAGAAGCAACCAGATTATCTACATCACGGAAAATATTCTTAATCATATCCTCCTCTTCCCTGTCATTTCTAGGACTTTCCAGGGCGATGATTGTTTTCTCCGGAATCTTGATTTTCTTCTTAATCAGAGCCAGATCCTGAGTGAATACTTCAGCACCTTCTCTGGACCCGATCTCGGCCTCAGTATCAAAGGCATGGACCTTTGCGGATACAGGTAAGTTGCTGGCACCCTTTACCATGTCAATTTCCAGCGCTTCCTTTTTGTCTTCCGGGAATAAATATTCCCCCATATAGGGTTCCTGAGCGCGCTCCTTTGTGTAATCAATTAAATCTCTTGGTGTTAATAATTCTTCTACTCTGGCCATATTAGTCCTCCTTAATCTGTAACTGTCCATCAATAAAAAATTTGATAAACGGCATTTTTACAATGAGCTGCTGTACGGCTTCCTCGATATAATCCCCCTGAAGGCGTTCGGCATTAACGGATCCATCAATCATCAATGCCCCCGGCTGCTGACCATGTGTTACCTCCACGGTGTCAAAAAGGATCCCGGCAGGTGCTGCTGACAAAGCATAAGTATAAGAACCGGAAGAGCCGCTCCTTGTCACCTTTACCGCTTTTCCGTCTTTGTCCAGAAGTGTACCAGCTGATACAAACTTCTTTCCATACTCATCAGCTGTTATGCCGGTATCGTTTACCGTGCAGCTGATGTTTTGGTACTTTTCACTTTTCAAAAATTCTGGGGTGTTCCCAAAAGACTTCTTTGATAAAAACATTTTATTACCTCACTTTCATTTTTTATTAGCCCCATGCCTTGGCATAAGGATTTTCTGCTGCTTCAGCAGTCTTATTTAAGGTCTCTGCAATTCCCTTCCCGAAACCATTTTCGTTGGTACTACCAGCTCTGGGTTTGTAGCCTCCTGCACCTGATTCTTTTCCAGTACCTCCTTTGCCTGGATCGGATTCTTTAAACAGAAATGCTTTGGATTCCTTTATGGTCTTGATCTGCTCCTCCAGGCCAGATATCTTGCCATCATCGGCCAGTATCAGCTTTGTTTTATCCACAAGTCCGGTTACAATATCAACATCATGGGCAGAACCGGCGAGAGCTACCTTAATAGCTGTGGAAAGCTTCAGTTCTTTCATGTCTGCCTCATTTTTCTCCTTAGCGGCTTTATTTTCTGCCTGCAGGGTTTCAATCGTCTTTTGCAGTTCTGCATTGTTTCCACTGTTCTTTTTCAAGGTTTCCAGCTGTTTATCACGGTCCTTGATATCATTTTCCAGTTGTCCTTTCTGCTGATTAGCGGCATCATAATCTGCCTTCGGAACATAGGACTCCAACTCCTTTTTAGAAGCTTCTGCCGCCTTTGTTGCCTGCTCCTCACTGATCCCAAGTGCAATGAATTCTTCTTTTTTCATGATCTCTTCCTTTCTTTGCAATAAAATAACGCCCAGGAAGCCCTGCGCGCTTATAGCTGTATCATTCAATAGGTGGCTTCACCCCGCCACCCAGAGGGAGATATTTGGATCACCTCCTACCTCTGATTAGTTCCTAAAACTTCTCTCTCGATTCGATCCTCAATCCTACGATTTAGCCACATAAGGGCTTCTTCAATGTGGGTTAATGCACAGGCGTTTTCTCTGGAAGAGAACGGCCCAGCCTGAAAACTCTTTAACCTGTCACGCACAACCTCAAGCAAATCGCTGTCAATCACTCCGTGCTGAGAATCTTCCTCTTTGCGTGGTCCTCTCTGAAACTTGATTTTCTGCTCCTTGGGTTCCATAAGACCGGAATCCGAAACAACGAGATATTCGTGATGCGCTCCGCCTGGACCTTCTCCATCTACTGCAAACACTCTGTTCAATTTCTCTCTTTTCTGGATAGTTGATAATTCTTTCATCTTTTAATTTCCTTTCCGTTGCGATATCGCAACTTTTGAATATAAAAATATCACCGTCCATTTTACTGACTGGTGGTATTATGACCCTGCTATTCTCAAGGCCTCCTCTTCACTGACTACTTCGTAGCAATCAAACTCTGGCGCATCTGGATAAAAATATCCCAAAGACAGGCCTCGTCTTCTCCATTCCCCGTTTTTATAGTCAAAAAACTTGCGGCCCTCCTGTTTGATTATCGTTCCCCGATTATCATAATCGGTCAATTTCAGATATCTTACATTATCCATAATTCTTCACCTTTTCAATGTCATTCGGCACTGCCATGGAATCCGATAGTTCAAACATCTCATCATCTAACTCCATATACTCTTTGCTGCTCATGTCCTTAATCAGGCGCTGCTTTTCATACAACTCATGCATTTTCCCGTTTTTCACTTTAAAACTTTCGGAAGTATGATATTGAAGCTCAAAGGCCTGCCCGCTTGGGGCCCTTAAAGTCGTATTGATACCATTGTATGGGTTTAGCTTATCTGGCCAATAATTTTTAATCTCAACTGTATTATATCCTAACTGTTTATGCTTATCAATAGCAGCTATCGTTTTATCTGCAAGTGATTCCGGTGTACCTGTGTATGTATACCGCAAAATGTCCTTAACTTCGTATTCATTGCCCAATGGGTCGTATTTTCTTCGTATTTTTGTAAGATAAGAGTCCTTTGACTTAACTCGATATTGAAGACCTGCCGCACTCATCTTCAATTGCTCTGCAACCTGCTTGACATGTGCGGTTATTTCCGGCTCATTTTCTAGGGCCTGATTATAATATGTCATCCCTCTGCTCTGAGCTTTTAAAATACCGTATTCTAACTTATCCGTGTATTTTATGTTCTGGAACTCATTAAAGGTCGCAGGTACTTCTTTCCCAAGAGTTTCTTTGTACTTTTCATACTGGGTTCTGTCAGACGCTTTATTCTTATGCATCTTCTCCAGTAGGACCGCCTGAGGGTCATTATCCACAAACTCCTCATGCCATTGCTTATAAGTCATGCTGGCCGGCACTTCCATAGCTTTGCCTGTAACTGGATCTCTGGCTGATCGCATTTCTACAGCAGAAAACTCATCGTCAAAATAAGGAACTGTTGTTGTCCTACAACGCGGATGGAATGGGGGCGCGGTAACTCCGACTTCATATTCTGACATATAATAAAATGGTTCTTTTTCGCTTCTCCCCTTACCGTCCATATTCCGGCATATCTCCGAAGTATGGGAATCCAACGTAACCAGGTTTTCATATCGATCCACACCGAGCTCCTTATAACAATCCTTCTGAGCTGTGGAGGCTATGGCCGCTGATTCCGTCATGATTAAGTTTCCCGCCTGACTTCGGCTTACGTCCATCACCTGCGCAAGGTTCCGAATCGCCTTCTTCGGATCAGATCCACGGATTATGCTCTGAGAAAGCTCTGTATGCAACTTAGTAACCAACTTCTCTTTGTTAGTCCATATACGTTCTGAGAAGCTGGATCCGTCCTGTGCCCATGGCTTACGAATGACCGTGTCTATTATCTTAGGGTCCAAGCGTGTCAGATTACTCCCCACTCCTGTTCCCCTGGCTATTTCAAAGGCGGTATGGTAATAATTTTCTGTATATGCATTATGGAGAAACCCAATCGTGCCACCCTCATAAGTTGAATATAGAAGTTCAGCGTGCTGCCTGATCTGCAGCTTCATAGCCTCAAGCCTGGAAATATGGTATCTAGCAGAAGCATTTTCTAATTCTTTTAACCAGCGCTGATCAACAGCATTCTCTTTTCCGGCTTTTATGTGCTGCTGAACGGTCCATTTAAATTCATCCAGTTCACTGGCCTTAAGCATTTTCTTGGCCTTGGCATAGCTTACTCCGTTATTATCCGCCAGTCGATTATACCAGCGTTCAATATCCATCTGCAGAAGCTTAGATGCTTCATCAAACTGTTTTTCCAGATCCCGGTAGTATGCCACACTTCGGCTGTACTGCTCATCTTCAAGTGCTGCCATTCGTTCTTTCCAGTAAGAACTATTCTTCTTCGCCATCTATTTCACCGCCTTGGTCTCCCTCTGTCTGCTTTTGAAACGCCCTTCGGTATTCGTCTGCTTCCTCTGCGGCCTTTATTTTCTCTTTTTCCAGCTGTTTTTCTTCTTCATCAGCATTTTCCACAAACGGATGGTTTTTAAGGATCGTCTTATTGGAAACCAGACCTACACTCTTCTCACATATATCAGCAAGTTCAGAATCACTCCTTATTGCGGACCGGGTCCAGGTCTGAATGATCTGACCGCATTGAGCACCGAGGTACTTACAAATAGCACGAACCAATCGTCCAAATCCCAATTTGAACTCTGTTTCCATAAGACCGGCTTTTAACTCTAAAAGGGAATATAAATATTTCAGTGCTTCCCCCGATGCATTACCGAACTTCTGCGGATCCGGATCCACGCCCTGACCTTGCTCAAATATCGCCTTCCTGGTCATTTCCAGGAATTTCTCCCTAGCCTCAATCGGGATACTGATTGTCAGGGTCTCCACACCTGTTTTATTGCTATCGTCCCCATCATCATCAAGCTTGATCATCTTATACTTTTTAAGATCGTCAATGAACTCCTTTTTATCTTCGCCGCCATAATTGGTAAGAATAAAAATCACTTCCTGGATATCCTCCAGATCATTCAAAAAGCCGGTGAATACCTTGTCATAGGCATCTACCAGCGGTTTAATGTTCACCAGGTCATTGGTGGATATGTTGTTGTTGTTAAAAGAGATAAAGGGAACCTCTCCCCAGCCATGATTAAAGACATTTCCTTTTTCAGCAGCTCCATCTTCTGGAAGCCCCGGAAAAACATTGTATTCCGAAAGGCCAGCAGTGGAAATGGCGCTGCTTGTACGGTAATAACTGTAGCATCTTTCATTATCCCAGTATTCCCAGATGGTGATTTCCTTGCCTGATGCAAAGTCAATATCCTTGTAAGTCCTTAACACAGCTATCAACGCTCGATCCAAATCGCTGCAGTAAATGGGAATGATCTGCTCCGAATCCACAACACCATAGCAGAAGTTTCCACTTTCATCTTTCCAATAGTGGATCCAGGCACATTCGTGATTAGAGGCGTTAACACATAAATCCTTACATATCTTTGGGTAAGAATCTCCCAATACGTCTGCAATACGCTTATTCACTTCCTCTTTACCAATATCAAACAGCGGTGGCGCTGCAAACATATAGGCCGCCTTTTGATTCACCAGAAGGCCGTGAAAGTTACGAGGAATTCGATTGTCAGCACTTCGAAGCGGCCCGGAATCCTGTCCCCTTACTCCGCGTTTCAATATATCGTTTTCGTTCCTGTAATATCGATCGGCCTCCTGGCAGCGCTTCACATGCTGCCTGTGCCAGCTGGCCCGGTTCTTAATTAGTTCTTTTACCACTTCAATGTTGGGCTTTTCGTCATTCATTCTTCTCACCTGCCTTATTTAAAGATAGATATTCCTGATTTTTTACCACAGTTTTCCGCAATACCCGTTGTGGCATCAGGGGCATCATCATGCTTATTCTGGCCTTCTCTCTGGTACCGGTTCATAGCATTATAATATTCTGGCCATCGGTTTTTCCAATCCTTTGGGTAATAAATGTGCTGCATGACCCATGAGGAATTGGAGTAGATCCTGGCCTGCTTATTCTTACTTTGATGGAACCATTTGATCGTAGTATGGTTGCTGTCAAACTCCTCCTGAAGGATCCGTTCTACATTACGGGCAAAACTGCGACCGCCGTTATTTGACTCTATCTTGGAAACATCCACGCCATCTTCATAAAGCATTTTTGCTGTCGCCGGCTCCGTTACCTCCATAGGCTCTTTGGTGTAAAGAACATCAAGGACGTAAGCCTCATTGGCAAAGGTGACTCCATAATCAATACTGCAAAGATAATCTTCGCCGGTATCAGCCGTATCAGTGTAATTCCGGATCTCTTTAAACTCTGGTAACTCTCCACTATAGGTTTTAAAGCTGGTATACAGTTTTCCTTTAAGGTCAATCGGATCCTGTTGATAGTTTGCAGATGCAATGTCTGCACCCATCTCTGAAACCACATCTTGGTACTCTTCCTTTGACATGATTTCATCACACAACATAGAGCCATCATCTTGAACCGCTTTGTATGTAATCAAATGGCATTTATCTGACTTCCGATCCAGCATCTTTCCTACCAGATCATCAGAGGCCCACCGGGTCATAATGAGTATCTGCTTTCTTGGACGCTCCATACGCTGCACCAGAGTATTGTTATACCATTCCCAGTGTTTATCTTTTACCAACTCATTTGCGGCTTCTTCATTATTTTTGATAATATCGTCAACAATAATAAAATTAGCACCGATACCTGTAGATGTCCCTCCTGGTGAAGTCGCCAGATAGTTCTTTTCTTCTGAACCATCCAAGCTCCAGAATCCTTTTGCGGCATCCCCTTGTTTGATAAACGTGTCAGGGAATATATCATGAAAGTATTCCTGCTTCACGTTTTCATTTTCCACCAGAATGCCATCCCTTGTCTGCTGTGCAAACAGTCCAGACAAAATTTGATTGTAAGAACCAGTGATAATCTTTGTTCTTGGATTCTGACCGAATACCCACAATACAAAAAGCCTCGCCGTAAAAGTCTTCCCGTGACGGGGAGGCATGTTGATAATTAAAATCTGTTTATTTATCCTGTCTTCATAGAACGCCTGCAGCGTCTGACATAAATCCTTTAGGTAAGGACGATTCTCTTTATAAAATTCTGGGTAGAGTAGGCAACAAAAAGACCAGAAATCCTTTCTGGCCTTCTTAACCGCAAGTGCACGCTGAATGACTAAATACTCAATCAGTGCTTCCTTTTTAGGAGCTGTTGATTTTTTCATATTTTTTTGCAAGCTCCATCAGCTCCTCCTCGCTCATCTCGTCATAAACCTTGCGTACATCTATGGCTCCACAGTGCTCAACATCCTGTTTATCTCTCCATATATCTGGCTTACGGTTCTTTAACCAGAATATCTGAGCTGTTGTGTCTGGCGGAATATATACTTCTTCGTCAGCATATTCTATATGCTCTTTTTCACTTTTCCGTTTCCCGTTCTCATATATAACCTCTTTGACCTTAATGGCTTTCTTCACCGTCTTATTAAATCCGGTGGCTTTTTTGAATAAAGCATTTTCCACCTCAACATCAATTACTTCTTTTCCCCTTTTTAAGGCGTCGGAAATGTCGGGATACTTTTTCTTCCAAGTGTATAACGTATCCCTGTTAATCCCGATATTTTTTGCTACTTGCTCATCAGTCAATCCGTCTCTCGCCCAGGCTTCTAGCAACAGCAAGCCATCAGGCGTTAACCAATATTCATATTTTCCTTTTGCCATCAGTCTCACCTCACCTTCCAATCTGGCTGTTTTTTACATTAAAAAGAGACGGGGTTGGCCGTCTCTTAGCATTATATCATTCTTTCATTGTAAAGCATTAAACAATTGTCTCAAAGTCATCAGCTTTAAATTATGCTTGCTTATAATAACTAGATATAAAATAATTATCTTGAATAAATTTCTCAATATTGCCTTTGAGTTTATCAAAATTCTCATATTCAAATAAATCATCACAAAGACTTTTTACAAAGGCAGGTTCATCTATTCCTACTTTATCAAGATTTATTAACAAAAAATCAAATAACTTTTTACCAGTACAATCATCTTTTTCATTTGCACAAAATTCTTTTAAAATAGACTCCAGAGATTGTAAAACAAAATATTTGTTACCAATTATTTTGATAAAGTTCCTATCTTTCTCTACTATCAATTTTTGATATAGATATTTTTCTACGCTTTTTATTGGCAAAAACAACTTTTTTAAATACTGGTAACGCTCATTTTTCTTAACTTGCTCTTTCACATCTCCATCAATAACTGAAAAAAGAAACTTATCTCTGCCAAAAGCGTTTTGCTTCATAGCTCTTTCTTGAAATGCCAAAGTGTTATTCCAGGCACCAATTGGCAATACATTTATAAGCAAATTATTATCTATACGGAATTTCTCAACCAATCTTCTCACAATTATTTCTGTCATTTTATCTTCTACCAAAATGGTACTATCATAACCATCGTGATCGTACAAGCTTCTTATCGCATAGCTTGGGTAACAAGGTGTAATTAACTTCAAATGACCCTCATTATTTTCTATGTAAAATATATTATCCGGTTTGATTTTTCTTATTAATTCACCAGAATGTGTGGAAAATAATACCGTTAGATTTTTTGTTTTAATCATGCTTTCAAGATAATCAACCAATCTCATTATAGAACTTGGGTGGAGAGCCAATTCCACTTCATCGATGAAAACAAATAACTTATCATCTATAGTATTCTTTTTTTTCTTCATTTTTTTAGGCTGTAATGCATATGAGTTTATAAAATTAAGCAAAGAAATCAGCATACATTCTCCCGAACTCATCTTGAATTTACTAATGTATTGTCCGTCTCCTAACTTTAAAAAATAGGGCATATTATTAAGATCGTACATTTTTGCCACATCCATTGTCTTCAACTTATACAATTCAGTATAATGGCCTTCTTCATCATGTAAAATCATACTGAGAGCTTGTTTGAGGTCCTCTGATGCGTTAACAAATTCGTTTGTAAAACCGGGTTCTTCCTGAATTAATTTGTCAACTTTTCTCATATCATCAAACCTTGTACCGGAGAAAATACTTCCTTCATAAATTCCATTAAATATAATGCGAGTCCGCCGTTCAGGTTTCATAGATTTAGCTAAGTCATCATAAGTCCATATATCTTTGACCCCTTTACATGTTAATTCTATTGCAGAAGACTTATCAACCTCTGTATTACCAAGTTTAAATACTGTTTGCGAATAAACCGTGGACGCAATAGCTGACATTACCGTGCTTTTGCCTACTGCATTTTCCCCTACCAATGCATAAATTCCTCTCTCAAAGCAAAAATCATGTTCAAATTCTTTAATATTTTTTACATCTTTAATACGAAGGTCTATATTTAATTTCTCCATATCTTTTCCCCCTTTGTTTTGCTTTATTATATACCATAATCTACCAAAAGAAAACACCCATCGACCAAATTTCGACAGGCGTTTTCAAAAAGGAGAAAATCAGGAATCAATCAGCTGCCAAGCTGTTACACCTGGCAGCTGCAGGGGGATTATCAAATTTATACAATTTTGGATATTACAATTATATATCGGCCATGTGGACTTTACAAGGACACGATTTTGACACGGTTTGTCAAGTCCTCTAATCCAGCATAATTGCATCTGCCCCAAATAAATACACACTTAGAATATCAGTCAGTTCAGAAATCCACCTCCTTATGGTTCTATCCGTAGTATCATATCTAACCGCTATATCTTCCTGGGTTTCTCTGTCCAAGTAGAAGCTTTTGAAAGCCTCATACTTCTCTGACCATTCCTTCCTGATCATCTCTTCCTCCAGGAGCTTTAGACATTTATCAATATGCGAGATCATGACAATGCTCCGAAGCTTACTTTTTATGATGCTGTTTATGTAAATGTCCTCTGCTGATAACTCTTCCAGCTCTTCTCCATCGTCCACATCCGATAACTCCGACACGCCCTCCTGGACGCTCTGGCATATCCGGTTATAATTCTCCATCAGCTTCTTGGCGTTCTGGAATACCTTTACTTTCCTATTCTTTTTCTGGGACTTCTCAAACTCCCTCACAGCTTCAAGTGCCGCCGTTCTAACTAATAACTCCGCTGCTTCTTTTTCCAAGCAATCACCTCCCTGCTGTCAATATCTTCTTTTTTGCTCTGGCCTTTCTCTGTTTCATAAGCTCTGTATATGTCATGGTCACTGACCGCTTTGGATCTTTAAGACTGGCCAGCTCCACGATATGAGGATACTTCCTCACTACAATAACCTTTTCAGATGCAATCCGTGTTCCCCTGACAAAGTCCTTGCGGAAACTCTCATAGACAAATTTGGCCCCGACCTTCAAAGACCGCTTAAATTCTGCCAGGTCCTGTGCTGTAATTTCCGCATTCACCTGCCGCTTATCCCCTACATCGTCCTCCTGTACGGCCTTGAACGTATACCGGCCTTTGTAGGCTCGTCCTTCACGGGCATAATCCCTTACAAGGTGTACAGATACATGTAGCATTTCTGCCCATTCCTTAGAGGTGCGCTCACCTTGAATCTCCCCGTTATCATACATTGCATAAAGATATTTCAACTTCATGATCTGCCTCCTTTCTCAGACTTGGCGGCTCCCTCCGCCCCGGATCCGGGCATAAGCTTGTATATGTATAAGCCGGATGTGTTGTGGAGAAGGTCATGGCAGGCTGCGCCTTTACTGCTATAGCTGCCTCTGCCGTGGTGATCCTCTGCGCTTGCGCATACTGATTCCGGCGCTCTTTTGGTGATTTTCTCAATCTATCTCTCCTATCTTTTTCCTTTTACTACCTCTTGATATCAGAACGTATGTTTGCTATAATTCTTATTATACACAGAACACCTGTTTGATGCAATTTTTCTCGAGGTAATATATATGCCATTTCATACAGCCAACCCGCAACCAAAAGAAACCATTAATTTAACCTATCGTCATACTGTACCGGTGATCGCCAGCTTTAGCGCCAGTGGCGATTGTGTACCGGTTTATTTTAGGTACACGTTTTCTGATGGTACTTACACTGATATTGCCATTGATCGAGTTGAAAATGTTGATAAACGCTTCCGCCAGACCTCTTATATTTGTGATGTTACCGTAAACGATGCTCGCCAAAGGGTAACACTTACCCATTTTCGTGAAGACGGGCTATGGACTCTCAAGACCAATTAAATTTCAGTTTCCTTGACTATTGCATCTAACGTTAAAAATGACAACTTTCCCTTTATCATCGTAAATATTTCCACAAACATTCATTTTAAAATATTTTTTACCGTTTTTAATTCCACTTACAGCAAATGTATATCCTTTTTCAATGGCCTCTTTTAAAGATAATTCATCAAATGAAACACTCTCATCCCAGCCATTTCTCACAAAATTGTCTCTAATTTGTTTTGCATTATTAAACATAATTCCTCCATAAAATCCTAATTTACTAGGGTAAGACCATCTACGGCATAACCGCCCCGATACCCTTCCAGTAAGACGCACTCTGTACCGCATAGGTCCCACGACTCACTCCGGACGATAAAAATCTTACCCTTGTTCGCTTCTGCCACTCTATATTTATCATTCATAATAACTCTATCTCCAATGTTCATAACTACACCTTTCCTCCGAATCACCGGAAAACTCTGATTTACCTGATTTACCGCAATAAAAAACCAACTACCGAATATTGATAGTTGGTTAAATAATTAGCTTCTTGGCATTTTATGTATTGTAGCCTCTTTTCCACTTTCTATTTCATTTTTCTGCCGTTTTATCTCTTTACATGCGCCATAATAGAAACGGGATCCCATGATTTCATTTGAGAGTTCCAATGCGTTTTCCTTATCATAAAATTCTATTAGCGTATCAACCTTTTCCTTGAAACACTTTCCTGAGTCTTCATTTAATTTATTGATAAACTCTAAACTTTTCTCTGCGGGCTTTATTGAGCTGATTGTACTAGAATGTGCTCGATGTGCACTCGGAGTAATCCAATGTTTTGCCCGCCTTTTATGATATAAAAACACTTTTCTATACTCTTTTTCCTGGTTTATCATATCTACCCCCATATGTATTAATAACATGAGTATAGCTAAATTATTTCCAACTATCAATATTTAGTTTTCAATGTGCGTTTAAATTTCAGTTTAAATCATATAATCAATAGGCTTTGTAATGTGATGCAACGAATAAAGTTCCATACCATCATCAAATGTGACCCTTAGATAGCGACCAGTTAGACATTCAATAAACGCACTATTTTCCCAATCTACATCTGGGAATAACCTTGTAAATTCTCCTACTCTATTCAGCGGAATATCAAAGCTCCATGTTGTTCCAACTACTTGTATTTTTGACGTATCATAATGACCACAATACTTTAATCCAATCTTTTTTATTTCATCATTCATGGTTCTGGCCATGTAATCTCCTTCTTCAAACACTAATTTACCAGCCGAAAATACAATAACCATCTTGCAAACCAAACTCTTTGCAATTTTTTAATACATAAGATATAACCCCTGTGTACCATCTGCCAGTGTAGGCTCCATTTTCATACTCTCTAAGCAAGAAAGTGTCTCCTACTTGGAAATCTCTATCATTAATCCTTAACTCAAAACTCTTTTTTTCGCTCAAAACATCTTCAAAATACGGTGGTAATGTTTTTAAATCATGCTTTGCTTCTCTTGATATTTGAACCTGCATTGCTGCACTGATTTTCGATTTTCTCATGTTCCCTCTCTTTCTCCCTCCGGCCCCGGCACCGCCAGACACGCCGGACGCATTACCCTCTACAGATTTTAAACGCATCTTCCAGTGTCCTTACTGGTTGAGGGAAGCCCATAAGAAAGAATCCGCCTATTTCCGTTACCTCTTTACCTGTAAAGTATGCTATAAACTGGTCAGGCCAATCCGCATCATAAATTTTCCGCACTCCTTCGGCATCTGCATATAAAAACCTGATAAACGGTATTTTTTCTATTTGCTGATCCATGGTATTTACCTCCTGGTCTACTCCGTTAAATACGGGTTTCTGGAATCCAATTCTGTCCACGGGTACACTCTCGGCACTCATCCGCCTGCTGATGACACTCTACGCCATCATAAAACTTGCATTCGTCGCACAAGGAATTACATCTATTACCGCATGTTTTGCACGTTCTTTCCTCCGTGTTCTTATCTCCATCTAGCTCCACCGGCTCAACTCCAACAATCCGGTCCGCCAGCTCCCTTGCCATGTGGTCCCAGGAAGCGGTACACCCCGCCTCAATCAGATAACATTGGATAGATTCCACCAATGCCCAATACCAGTCGCCTTTCTCCATAAGCTCATTCCTGACTACCTCCGCAGCTGCCTGAAGCCGCCGAGCGGCATTGTGTGCATTCAAAATATTGCACATATACTGATCCATCTTGCAGCCGGCGCAAATATTATCCAATCTCTTTTCGCTGGTCACTTCATGCGACCACCGGCACAACTTATCACACACATACTCCATCATGGGATAGAGGACTTTATCCATTTCATTCTGTTCTGCCATCTTAAGCCCCATGTCTTTCTTCCAGCTCTTCAATCTTCTGCGCCAGATCCATTTCCTTATAATCTTTTTTAGGATACTGCTGATATGTATTTTCACAGCGTTTTCCTGCAACATACAGTTTGTGATAATGGCGAGCCAGCTCCAGCGGTATATCCCAATGTTTTCCAGTTATCGTGGTCTTGCTTTTATCGCTGTATATAATCTTAATTTTCCACATGGTTTTCTCCCTTTCCTGGCATACACTCAAAATGTATGCGTAACTCACTCCGCCTCTTGGTTTTTATGTATACGTGCTCCCCATGGATCTCCTTGCCACAGACAGAGCAGAGATAAATCTTTTCCTGCTGAGGAGCACTGGATTTATTTTTAGTTGCCATTTTCTCCCCCACACATTTCTTCCGCATATTTCGCCATTTCATTCCAGAATGCTTCCGACCTCTCTTTAATCTTTGCTTCCACTCGCATATCCAAGGCTTTAAAATTTCCCGCAATCAAATCCAAATCAAGGGTAAGATCCGGATCATTCAAAGACTTCACCTTCATTTCATAGTACAGATGAAAGAGCTCTACCATATCAACCATCGGGATATCAGTTCCCATGTATCCATCTTCTCCCACAAAACTATAGCCACAGTCCTCATAATCTCCCGTTCCTTCTCCGTTTTGCAGGTTATGGTAGTGGATTCCTTCTTTGTCTGCGTACAAGTAATTGTGAGGATCTCTGTCTGTGATAACAAATTCTTTCTTCATACAATTATCTCTTACTTTTATAATTGGCAATTTCATAATAATTTCTATTTCCCCTTTCTATCGTTCCTTTGCCGCAATCCGGTGAACGATATCCCGTAGCTGACCAGCATATTCAAACACCTGATCCGCATCTTGTTGGCGGAACACTGCAAGGCTTACCTTTTCCAAGATTCCGGATTCCCTGATCGCTGTATTGATTTCTATGTATTTCTCATTTGCTTGGATCCGCTCAATCTGCAGACCACTAAGCACTATGCCCTGAAGGATCTCCTTTGTCATTGACCTAAGCTCTTCCTTCAGCTGATCATACGATTTCCGGTACTTCGTTGTAAGAAGCTCCAGAGGAACGTTCTCCTTGTTTCTCTTTAAACGATCTAGTAAATACCGGTATTCATTCAAACTCACTTCTGTCATAACATCACCTCAGTAACTAGATTTTAGGTTACAGTAACCAACTTTTTTATTTTGATGGTCACCGCTCAAACCCGCATAAAATAATGGTTTTCTAGCTACAGTAACCCAGTAACCTGCTTTTTAATGTTCCATACGCGAGAGACATTTTTATAAAACTTTGTTAAATAAAATACAAAGATTGTAATTTTATTTTTCTATATATAGGAGCGTGTTTTTCACGGTTACCGGGTTACCCACCCATAAAAACACCTGCAAACCCACATAAACCCTAGCTTTTTGCAGTAACTCCAAAAAAGTTACTTTCTTATTTGAATGGAAGTTCCTCCTGGCCGTCTTCTGCCTTATCCATCTTCACAAAACCGTCTTTATCTGCATCATCGTTCAATTTGAGAAATACACAGCGAACCTTGTTTCCCTTGAAGCTTTTAAGCTTGTCCATCTTTTTCCCACTATTTTCGGCCTGAATCAACCCTTTGCGATCCGCCCATGAAAGAAATGAGGTCTTTGAGAATCCGCCATCTTTGCACAATGAAGTAAAAGCAGTGGTATAGATAATGGCATAACCGTTTTCAATCACGCCCCACTTCTCAACATTCTCATTTTGAATGTCAAACCTAGCCGGATTCATGGCAACCTTGTCCAGGATGAATTGATAGCAGCGTTCATTATCTGACAGCTCGTTACGGTCTACCAGGACCTCTTTGGCTTCTTCCAGACTGATATACTCTCCGTCTTTGAAAAGATATTCCGTGGCAATTTTATCAGCTGTAAGGACAATGGAGAGGGATAGGCTCTGCTTCTGCATCTTCTCATCATCGGCCAACTGCTTAGCAAATTCCTGCTGTATCTCCCGCATCTTCTCGATGCCCAGTTCTTTTATGACCTCAACAAACTCTTTGCCTGCATGTCCATAGTTACGCTTAACCAGCTCCGCAGTATTGCCAGGGCTTTCAAATACACGTTCGCCGCACTCTATTTCAAGAATACGGTTAATGGCTCCGCCCTGAGTCACATAGGAGCTTAAAGGCCGCTCTCCGTTCGTCAAAATGCAGTTCTTCCAGTGGTTCTCCCGATTCAGTCCCAGGTCTTTGTTAGAACGGGTTTTACCTTTTCCAGAACACAGATCATATACCAGCCCCTCAAAGTTATCTTCAATTTTACGGTTCTTTTTGCTGGAATCGTCCAATATCAAAGGAAGGTTATTTAACAGGTCACAGATGGCTTCTAGGCCGACCTCCGTACCTTTATAGTCCTTTATGTAGGCGCTCTCGTCCGGATCAGCCCAGACCGACGCTGCCACCATCAGAGATACGGTCTTACCACCTTCCGTTTCTCCCCAAAGATCAACAAAATATGGAAGCCCTCCAAGTGGCTGAACCAGTACACTGGAAAACGCTGCGGCCAGCATGAACTTGATTTCAATTCTCCCGGCCTTACGCAGAGTCGACACATGGTCAAACCATTTCGTCCGGCTACCGGCCTGTCCAATGCTTTCATAAATCTGCCGGAAACGCGCGTCTCCATCAAAGACAATTTCTGTATCGTAAGGCAGGAACCCTCCCCGGATCCAGCCCAGCTTTGACGTTGAATACTGAACTGCTATATGTTCCTCATTGGCATTTTCCACATCAGCGAGATATCTCACCAGATACTTTGCATTCTCACTGGTAACGGAGATCCCACGACCTGATAGTGAAACAATCTTATTAGCCGATGTAACCATAGTCTTGGGAACTATAATCTCCTCCCACCGGCCATTTCGTTTATAGGCCAGCTTGATCTGCTCTTCCCCTGTCTCCAGGTTCTTTAAACGCTCGATCGGAAGAATCGGATGATAGCAGGCCAGTATATCCGTATATCCTGTTGACGGGTTTCTTAGGCAAATCCCGTTTTCTGTTGCAAGCCATTCCTTGCACTGCATATTGTCATAAGGGCCTGAAAAATTCGTCCAATTATCAAGGTAACTGGGGGTCTTACTCTCTTCCCGTTTCTGGCGCTTCATTTCTTTTTCAACCCTTTTATAAGCTGCCACCATCTCCCTGAATTCTGTTTTTACTTTTAGTTCCGTAGCTTTTACGCCGAGGGAAGCAAGAAGTTCCGCCCGATACAGCTCATCTTCCTGGTCAAAAACTTCTGTCAAAACTTCATTGGATAATAATGTTTCTGCCGTGAGCTCGTTCAACGGCACCATGCTACCACCTCGCTTCTATCTCATTTAATTCTGCCTGTACATAAAGCTGATATTGCAAGGCATTGTAACTATCACACCAAACGTCACTTAAAGGCTCCGAACGATTCATGTATGCCCGGTAGATGCCTATGAGCATACAGTTGAGCCATTTCTTTCTGTCATGTCTCTCACGCTCTTTTCTCAGCATGTCCCGGCGTTTCTGGGATTTATAAACAATCAACCTGGAGGCAAAAGTCGGCTTTTCATAGGTTCCACCAAGGATCTGAAACGCCTCCTTAAAGGCAATATTCTCCATCTGCTCTACAAAAGAAAAAACATCCCCTTTGGCACCGCAGGCGTGGCAGTAAAAATCTCGTTCGTATACCTTCAGGGAAGCCTGCCTATCCCCTTTATGGAAGGGGCATGGAATGAACCCCCTCCTGTTGGGTTGGAAGCCGTAACGCTCTACAATATCTCTCATGCTGAATGTATCTTTGATTTCCTCAACGGTCACCAGAGACACCTCCCAGCAGTTCGATTATCCTATCGCCAGTATGTAACTTGTCACAGAATAAGAATTGTGTATCATACTTGCGCTCCATAGTTTTTAAAATCTTTTCCAACTTCTCTCCGGTAACGGCCTTAGGGGAAGTCTTCAGTCGAGGATTGTTCCAATTATGAACATCATCGATACTCTTGATCTGGTTGCTATGCTCCACCAGAATAATGATCTTTACACCTATTTCCTGCGCACGTTTCAGCTCATCGGTAAATCGCTTATGTCCCTGGCATACATTGGAGGCAACCTCAGTCAGATTCTGTTTGCGGTCTATGATTAATCGTGGGTTATCAAAATTCATATAGTCACCGACATGGAGTTTACTAACAAAGTGCTGCACTCCCTGTTTGTCAAAAGCATCAACTATCTTGCGGATCGCCCTGGCTTTTTCTCTGGAATCAATTTGTATCACCATCTAAAAACCTCCTTAGTTAAATGGAAGCCCTTCGTCTTCGACTCCGTCCGGAATCTTCATAAATCCATCACCAATCGCACTGCTGGGGGAGGGCCTTACTTCATTGGCAGAACTGTCGGGATTCTTAGATTCACCAAATTCTACCTGTTCTACAACCACATCCGTTGTATACACTTTCTGGCTCTCTTGATCAGTATAGGAACCCGTCTGAATACGGCCTTCAATTACAATTTTGCTTCCTCTATAGAAGTATTTCTCGATAAATTCTGCTGTCTTTCCAAACGCTACTGTATTTATAAAATCCGCTGTTTGTTCATTTTCTTTTTTAAACCGTCGATCAACTGCGATTGCGAAACGTGCAACTGTATGGCCGTTGTCAGAATATCTTACTTCTGGATCCCTGGTTAACCTGCCTGTTAAAATCACCTTATTGATATGTCATTCCTCCTCTATAGTTCATATTCAAGTCCCCTATTGGCCACATAAACCGGGCATTCTATCAGATCCTGGATTTCCTCCTGAAATATCTTTTCATCACTGGTCCTGTCTGATAGGTGCAAAAGGCAGACCGATTTTAATTCCTGGCTCTTATTTGCCTGGATAAAATCCTTGCATGTCCCAAATTCCATGT